GAAACCACGGGTGCGGATGGCGGCTATGCCGTGCCGCCGGATTTCCGTAATGCCATCTGGCAGAAAGTCACGGCCGAACCGTCGCTGCTGTCGCGCTGCGACCAGCTCTTTACCAGTTCCAACAACCTGACCGTGCCGAAGGACGAGCTCGCGCCGTGGGATGATTCATCGGGCATCAAGGCCAACTGGACCGGCGAGGGCGCGGCCAAGCCGCAATCAAAGCCCGACCTGGACCAGATGACGGTCAAGCTTAACAAGCTGACCGTGCTGGTGCCGATGACCGACGAATTGCTCGACGATGCAACCGCAATGTCGGGCTATGTCGTGCGCAAGGCGGGCGACAAGATCGACTTCAAGGTCTCGCTCGCCATCGTGCAAGGCGCGGGCGCCGGCCAGCCGGCGGGCATCCTGGGCTCGGCCGCCCGCGTGACCGTGCCGCGGCTGACCGGCCAGGGCGCCGCGACGCTGGTTTTCCCGAACATCAACTCGATGTGGGCCCACATGACGCCCGCGCACCGGCCCGGCGCCGTCTGGCTGGTGCACCCGAGCATCGACGAACAGTTGCCGCTCATGGCCTTCACGCGCGTCGCGGCCGAACCGACGCCGCCGATTCCGGTCTATTTGCCGGCCAACTCGATTGCCGGCAATCCCTATGCGACGTTGTACGGGCGCCCGGTCATTTCGACCGAAGTGTGCAACGACCTCGGCACCGAGGGCGACATCATCTTTACCAACCTGTCGCAATACCTGGCGCTCCTGAAAACCGGCGGCGGCGTGCGCCAGGATGTCAGCATCCATGTGTATTTCGAGAATGACGTGACCGCGTTCCGCTTCGTGCTGCGCATCGGCGGGCGGCCCTGGTGGGATGCGCCGATTGCCTCGCGCGTCGGCGCCTTCACGACATCGGCTTACGTCACGCTGGGCGCGCCGGCGGCCTAGAGGGGGTATCTGCGCGGCGAGTACGGTGGCCGCGTCGATAACCGAAACTGACCCGGGCGGCATGAGTAGACCGCCGCCGCCCGGGGATTTTCCGGCAACCGCAAGAGGGGAGTTCCTGCCATGTCCCATGAAGCCCGCCGCCTCGAATTCATTACCAGGCTGAAAGCGCACAAGCTCGAGCTCGCCAAACAGCGGCCCGAGGGGCAGCCGGCACCGCAAATGCCCAGGCCGCTGATCGACGGCGTGGCCTCGATGCTGGCAACCGACGAGGCGAATACCGAGCTCGCCGCGACATTCACCGAGTCGTCGAAAGTCATGGACCAGGGCGCGCCCGACCCACTCGGGGCGGCCGACATCGACGCCGCCATATCAGCACTCGAGGCCATGGACCCGGCGGCCGCCGCGCCGCCGGCGCCGGCACCCGGGGCCTGAGCGATGCCGCGGGCAGGCGCCCGCGCATCGGCCCGGCGCCGCACCGCTATCAAGGCGGCCCGGCGCTCGGCACCGCGGCGCAATGAACGATTCGGCACGGCGCTGGTTTTGCCGCGGCGCGAGGCGGGCGTCATCGTCGACCCGCTCGAGGCGCAACGTATCGGCACCGTATGGCGCTGCGTGGCCTACCTGTCGGGGCTGATCGGGCAATTGCCCTGGTCGGTCTACCGGCCGCGCCCGGGCGGCGGCGCCGAGGCCGACCCGGAATCGCCGGTCGGCTGGCTGATCGGGCGGCGGCCGAATCCCGAATCGTCGGCCTACAAGTTCCGCGAAACGCTCATGCGCTGGGCGCTGTTGCGCGGCAATGGCTATGCCGAAATCGAGCGTTCCGTCGACGGCCGCCCGCTCAACCTGTGGCCCTTGCACCCGAGCCGCATCGACGTCGTGCGCCTGCCAAATGGCGCGCTCGCCTATGAAGTCATGAATTACGATGGCGCCCGGGCGTCGATTCCCTCGCACGACATGTTCCATATCGCCGGCCCGTCGGAAGATGGAATCATCGGCCTGCCCGTCATCACGTTCGCCGCCCTGTCGATGGGCATGTCGGCGGCGACGGAACGCTACGGCGCCGATTTTTTCGCCAATTCGGCGATGCCCTCGGGCGTGCTGAAACACCCGAAAGCGCTGGGCGAGGAAGCCGCCGCCCGCATCGAAAAATCATGGAAGCTCTTGCAGGGCGGCCGCCGCTCGCAAGGCATGGTCGTGCTCGAGGAAGGCATGGAATTCCAGGCCATCGCCATTCCGAACGACCAGGCGCAAATGCTCGAGGCGCGCAAATCGAGCGTCGAGGAAATCTGTCGCTGGTTTGGCGTGCCCTTGCAAAAAGTGATGGCGACCAGCCAGGCGACCTACAAGAACATGGAGCAATTCAACAAGGAAGTTGTCACCGATACCGGCATTCCCTGGATCAAGAATTTCGAACAGGAGGCCGATTTCAAGCTGCTGAGCGACAACCGCGCCGGCGCCTTTTCCATGATGGACACCCGCCCGCTGTTGCGCGGCGATTCGGTCGAGCGCTCGACGTGGGAGCGCAACCTGTTCACGGTCGGCGCCATATCGGTCAACGAGATTCGCGACATCGAGGGCTTTGCGCCGGTGCCCGGCGGCGACCGCCGCTATCTGCAAATCAACCAGGGCCCGGTCAATGACGACGGCACCATCGAAAGCCCGGCGCCGGCGGCCGCGCCGGTGCCCGGGGATAACGAGCCGCCAGCCAATGACGACGATGCGGCGGGCGGCGACGAGCCGCCAGGCGCGGGCGCCGGTGACGGTCGGCCCGCCGCGCCTGTCGACGACGCGGCCCGCCGCGCCAGCGATGACCGGATTCTGGCGGCGCTGATTCCCGAAGTGCAACGCATTGCCCGCGGCGAGCGCGGGCCGCGCGGGCAACGCGGGCCGCGCGGGCTCGCCGTGGCGCGGGTTTTCCGCGGGCCCGACGGCCGCTTGCGCCTGGAAATGACCGACGGCGCCGTCATCGAGGAAACCGTCGAGGAGGCAACCGATGGCGGGAGCTGACATCGCGCTCGCCTCGGCGCGGGCCTATACGCGGCGCTACCTGACGCGGGCCCGCTGGCGCGAGACATGGCAGGGCGCCCGGCTCGAGGGCACGCTGATCCTGCGGCAATCGCCGGTGCTCGGCGTCGAGTCGGTCATCGCCGACGGGCAAGAGCTGGTCGTGACGAGCGACTATCGCGTCGACTATTTCCGCTCGAGCCTGAATTTCGTGTCGGCCTGGTGGTATTGCGAGCCCGACGAGCTCGTCATCATCTACGAGGCGGGCTTTGATCCGTTGCCGGCCGACCTGCAACATTGCCTCGATGCCGCCGCCGCCGTCATCGACGCCGCACCCGCGGCGGGCCTGGCGGGCATCGCGTCGGTCGACATGCCCGATGTCGGCAGCGTCCGCTTCAATGCCGGCGAGGTGGGCAACGCGCTGTTGCCCGCCTTGCAACCCTTCGAGTCGACGCTATCGCTCTATCGCGATAATTCGCTCTTGTGGGCGCAACCGGGCATCCGGCGCCTCGAGCCGGCGCCGCCGGCGCGCCAGGTGCCATCGTGAGCGTCGCCGCCGCCGACATCATGCGCGGGCCCATGGGCGCCGCGTTCGAGCTCTTTGCCGGCATCGTGAGTTACAGCCGCGGCGCCGGCACCTGGCCGCTGAAAGCCGCCGTGCGCGACTTCAAGGGCGTCGACGTTTTCGGCTCGGCCGCGGTCGGCGACCGCCTCGCCGTCGTGCGCCAGGCCGATTTTGTCCAGCTCGGCATCGGCGCGCCGGCCCGCTATGACATCGTGACCCTGGTCGACGGCACGTTCGTCGTCATCGACTGGCGGGCGGCGCCCGCGGTCGAGACGCCCGTGTTTTACCGCCTCGCGCTGCGCGGGGGCACGCGATGACGCCGTTGCAGTATTTCGAGGCGCGCTGGGCGCAAAGCGTCGCGCCGGCCATCGCCCTGCCGCTGTTCAATCCCTCGACGATGCATGTCGACCTGTCGAACATGCCCGACCCGTGGGCGGGCGTGCTCGTGCAAGCCCAGGAATTCCGCAACATGACCATGGGCTCGCGCCCGTGGCGCGAGGAAACCGGCACGTTCCAGGTCGGCATCTTTCACCGCGCCGGCGCCGGCTTTGCGCTGGCCGATACGCTCGCCCGCCAGGTGCGCGACTCGTTCATGGACTGGAAAACGCCCGACAATGCCTTGCGCGTCGAGACCATCGACGGGCCGCTCGACCTTGACCCGGCGGCTGACGATGGCTGGCACCGGCTCGGGCTTGAAATGCAATACCAGTTCTGGACCCAAGCCGAGGGAGAGGATGATGG